GTATTAGTTGCCGTAGGTGTGTATGTGTTTATATCTTCTTGGTCAGAGAATCTTATAAACATATTATCTTGTGTTAAAGGATCACCTATTGTTCTTTCAGTTCCAAAAAATACTAAGTGTCTATCGGGAGTAGAAACCAACATGTGTCTTGATGCAGTTGGCGCACCAGTTATAATATTTGCTCTAGTAGATTCTGCTGTTGCAGAAGCTGAGTTCCATTCAAAAACTGCGCTGTCGTGAATTAAACAAATTGCTTTATCACCAAAATTATCTAATGACCACATACCAGGTTCTAATACTAAGTCACCAGATGCAGCTTCACCCCATGCAACAAAAGTAGTTGTACTTGTTATAGTGTCTCCACCATTGTGAGCAGCAGCTGTTGTGCCTCTCACACCTCTTGTTACACCAGTAAGTTCACTTCCTGATATTCCAGTATATTGTATTTCTTCACTATTTATTTTTATAAAGTTAGTACCCGTGCTAGGAAACTGAGATGGATCAGTTAATAAAATTCCTGATGTAGCAGAACTACTAATACCGTTTGTAAGTGTTGTAGTTGGAACACCTGAAGCTGTTCCACCCCAAGATCCCAGTGACCAACCAAAACCTTTTGCCTGTACAGCTGGTCCAACAGGATAATAATGTTGCACTCTAATACCACCAGATGTTGTTGCGCCAGATCCTGATTCGTTTGATGGCATTGTAATTGTAATAGTTGTGCTTGATGGCACACTTGTTACCATAAATTTTTTATCATTAAAATCTGCCGCTGCAAAATTAGATCCAGTTATTGAACTAAAATTATCTAATAAAACTATATCTTGTTCTCCAATACCATGAGAACCACTAAAGGTTATTGTAACAACAGCTGATCCGTTAGTCGTGGTAAATGCACTTGTAAGCGTTGTCGTAGATTTAATTGGATGTATGTCATAGAAAACACCACCTGAGTATGCGTATAAAATTCTGTTAGTTCCAATGATCGCATACTTTCTACCTTTACTATTTACGAAATGATGAAGACCTCTCCCTGCACCAGTTAATTTGCTGTCTCCTAATTGTCTCCAACCACCTATTTTTTCCGGGGTGCCGTATCTAAATCTAACATTATCACAATCTATCCACTGGCCTTCAGCTGTGGTTGCGGATATTTGTTTATTGATACCTGGTTGAAAACCTATTTTTTGTAGCATAATAATCCTATAATAATCAGGCAGGAGATGGTGTGGTGGCATATCTCCCGCCAGATTATTATTCTACTATATTATTTTGGTAATTTAAAGCCTTTAAACCATGCAGGTAACCCTATAAACGGTCTTGTATCAAACTCATTTTCTTTAGCCATCTTAGAGCCTTTTTTGTTGTAGTGTAGAAATACTTGACCACAATGGTCACCTTTGAATTCTTCTCTCCAATGTTCTAAATCACAACCAGAATATATTAACATATCACCTGGTTCTAATTTAACTTTAATACCAGCCTGACCTTTTTTACCTGTTGGGTCTAAATATATAGGCCAATCATCACCACCAAGATTAAGTGTTGTTGATATCTCACAACTAAATCTATCTTTGTGTCTAGCTAAAATATCACCTTGTTTGTATATTCTAGCGTAAGAATATGTTTCTGATAATTTTAAGCCTGTGTGTTTTTCCATAATAGGTTTTACTTTTTGTAATAAAGTTTCCATTACCATATCTGAATAATGTGAGTATGTGTTTGGAACTTGTTCATCTGTCCACACTCCAAAGTATTCTGTAAAAGGAGATATATATCTTTGGTCGAATAAAAATCTTGCAACCTTTCTTTTATTTAAAAAATAGGCATAACAAAAATCAGCCATTTCTTTACTTATTGCTTTTTTTAAAACACTATATTTATTTTTTTTGAATGACATTTAATACTCCTTTCGGTATTGCTTGACAGTTCCAATGTATAAATCTAAACGGTTCATACCCCATATCCACACTATATAAATGTGGCATGTAAGATGGAAAAAATATCATACGACCAGGTTTAACTTTAAAATGTATTTGTGATGTTGCATGACTTATTTTTGTTTTATCTTTTTCTGGTAATAAATTCATAACATTTCCTGCTCTCGGATCTTCAAAAACTGGCATCGATGTTCTTTCACTAGCTTTTAAAAAATAAAATCCAGATATATGTCCATTCCAATGTGTATGTAAGGTATGATGTCCACCACCTTTTTTAGCAAATTCTTGAACCCACATTTCTGTTGTAAATACTTGGTAGTCTTTTAAATCAAAACCCATTTCGCCTAATAGATTATGTGCTGTTGCACCAATATATTTTATTAAATCATTAAATTTAGGATCGCCTATTAAAGTCGTAGAATGAAATACATTACCCATATCCCCTTTATCACCAAATTTTTTGTTTCTTTCATTTATTTGTTTTTTTAAATTTTTTTGAGATATTTTAATATAAGGATCAGAAGCTTTATTTAATTTATTTACAAACTTAGGTTGATCAGCCCACCATATAGGACATTTAAAATACTCCTCTAATTGTAGTTGCATTGGAAAAGTCATACTCATCTATAAGGCCATCCTATATTCCAAATAACTAAACTGTATCTTGAACCTTTTTTAACTGGACAAACTCTATGCCATACAAATGAAGGAAATACAACTAAAGAACCTTTTGGTAATATTTCTGTGCACTTTCTAATATTAGGTTTTTTATCAGGATCTTTGTCTCTAAAATCAAATTCTAATTCACCACCTTTATATTCTTTTGGATTTGATAAAGTAAGTGTTACAGATAATTTTCTTATCTTACCATGTGATGGAGTATTAGGTTGATTATATGTTTTATCCCAACTATCACAATGCCAATCATAATACTGACCTTTTTCATATTTTGTAAACTGACAAGATTCACTAAAATCCCATTGAAAATTCCAACCAGCATTTGCATTTGCTTGATGTACGTATGGCTGTATTTCTTTATATATCCATCTATCATTCATCCAAACAATATTAGAATCTCTTTTTTGTTTTAAATCTGCAACTTGTTTTTTATTTAATTTTTTTGGATCAGCTCCTAGTCCACCTGTTAAAGCCATTTGATCAGATAATGATTTACCATATTTTACAATCTCATCACAAATCCTAGAAGGAACTGCTGATTGAAAATACCAATAATAATTTGTCAAGTTCATCTTTTTACTTTCATACCACTTTAATTTTTATATCAAATTAAAATTTATAATCAACCTTTTAAAAATTAACTTATGACAAAATTTCCTGATACTGTAAAGGTTGCTACTTTGTCTGTAGAAGGTCCTGGAACACACGCTATACTATTTGTGCAAGGTGTAACGCTAGCAGTTATACTTCCTGGAAATCTTACTAATACAGTCCCTGATCCTCCATTTGCACCACCTCCAAAATCACCACCACCAGCACCTCCACCACCGCCTGTGTTAGCAGTTCCCGCAGTAGTTGGTTGATTAACAGGTCTTCCTGGAATTCCAGCTCCACCAGTTCCACCACCGCCTGCGCCTCCAGGTCCAGGTGGACCTCCAGCAGAGTTTGGTCCTCCACCACCTCCACCGCCACCACCGGCTCTTGTTGTACAGTCACCAGGCCAAGCAGAAGATCCTGCTCCACCAGCTCCACCAGCAGCGCAACCATTTGGTCCAGCTCCATCAGCTCCAACAGCACCAGCTCCACCACCTCCAGCACCAGATCCACCTGGTCCTGGTCCTCCAGTTCCTCCTGGATTACCTTGAGCAGGGCTAGATGGTGAGGATGTTCCTGCTGTTCTATTTCCAGCTCCACCTGGTTGTGATGGGTTATCAGCTGATCCACCACCTCCAGATCCACCATTTTGCGCTGGTCCTCTAGCGCTTGATGGTATACTTGGGTGTGTTGTTGAACCTCCAGAACCACCACCTGTTGTTGATAATGCTAATGATCCACTTGCATCAAAGGATGATGCAGATCCACAACCCGTACAAGTTGAAGTGTGTCTTCCAGTTCCACCTGCACCAATTACCACTGCAAATGTTCCACCTGCAAATAAATCACCTGTAGTATGTCTGTAACCACCAGCTCCACCTCCACCACCACCAGAGAAGTCAGGTGAGCTACCACCTCCACCGCCACCACCACCAGCGATTACTAAATAGTTTATTTGAAATGATGGTTTAGGCCAAGTATCATCTTTTCTTGCTTGAAATTGACTTTGCATTGACCACACACCAGTTGCTTTATTTAATTCTTTTACTATGACTATTCCTGAGCCACCTGAACCGCCAGCTTGATTTGCTGGACCACCTCCAGCTCCACCGCCACCACCGCCAGTATTTGTTGTGCCTGCTGTGCCTGCTGTTCCAGTGCTCCCTGGGCCAGGTCTATTTCCGCCTGCTCCACCACCACCAGTTCCACCAGCTCCACCAGTTCCACCAGAATCAGCTCCACTTCCACCACCACCTGCATAAACTCCGGAGTTAGGTGCCCCTGGAAAATCTGGACTTACATCTGTTCCTGCTCCACCTGCAGAACCATTTGGAAAAGACCCACAACTTTTTCCTGCTTCAGAAGAACCTCCGCCACCATTTGATTTACATGGTGTATCTCCTCCTGGAAAACCTTCTGGAGGGCTAAACCCTCCTACATTTCCAGCACCTGCAGCTGCATTTTTTCTACCGCCGCCAGATCCACCACTATTTGCACAAGTTGTAGAAGTATTAAAAACTCCACCGCCGCCACCTGTTGCAGTATAGGTTGTGCCACAAGCAACAGCTGTGCTATTTGTTCCTCTGCAAGCAGAGGATTGAGGTGAACCAGGATTTGATGAACCTGCACCTATAGTAGTTGTAATTGTTCCTTGTGCACAAATTTGTAAATTTCTTAAACCACCAGCTCCACCGCCTCCTCCAGCGTCATTACCACCAGCTCCACCTCCACCAACAATTACTGTTTTAACAACTCTTGTTCCTGTTTGAAGTGTTATATCTCCTGAAGATGTTTTAGATGTAATAGTATTTTTTCCAAAAGAAGTTTTGTTGGAAACTCCTATTACACCACCATTTGCTGAGCCAGATTTACTTCTTGGCATTGTGTCCTCCTATGCGGACACCCAAGCTGTGCCGTTCCAATCGTAAACTGTTGGTGTTTCCGCTGTGTCGTCTGATTTAGTCGCTTCCCAACCTTTAGTGTTGTCAGCGTTATATTTTGATTCGTTCCATTTTGTAAAATATCTTACATCACCTTCCTCTGTGATTGAAGGATATGTAACTGGTGCTTGCCAATCATCATTATCATCTAGTGACCATGATGCATGAGGTTGTGGCACTATAAATTTATCTTTTGAAAAATCATAAATAGTTCCAATTCCTGCATATAATTTTCTAAAATTATTATTGTAAGAAGTTTGTTTCCAAGTTCCACCTTTAAAAAAATTAACACACCATGTTTCACCATCAACGTGCATATCATTTTCTCCTAAAGGTCCCGCTGCTGTAGATACATCATTACCTACAACTACAACTCTTTGAACAACCCAATTTTGTTTTGAGCTATCAAATTTATCTGTTTCTTGTTTTAATTCTGCAAAGTGTGCCATATTTTTATCCTCCTAATTTATAATTTATTTTTAACTTACAGTCAATGTCCCTGATACTGTAAATGTAGCTATTTTATCACCTCCAGGATGCGTAGATGTTGCGTTTGTACAAGGAGTTACTGCAAAAGTTCTAGCACTTGGTCCTCTTACGATTACAATACCTGAACCTCCATTAGCTCCCGAAGAAAGACTAGGAGAAGGTGCTGCACATAAACCTCCAGCTCCACCTGCTCCACCACCTGTATTTGCAGATCCTGCAGTTGCATTACCACCAGAACCAGCTCCACCTGCTCCACCACCACCAGCGCCTCCAGCGCCAGGTTGTGAACCTTTTGGTGCACAGTTTGCACCTCCACCACCACCGCCAGCGTATGTTACGCATGATCCATTAATATTATTAGGAGCTCCAGCTCCACCAGCTCCACCATCTCTTCTACATGAAGGTCCAGTGCCACCAGCACTTCCTGCAGCTGTGGCTCCACCGCCACCACCACCTGAAAATGATCCACCACTATCAGCAGGAGAACCTATTCCACCTGGATTTCCTTCTGGTGGGTCAAAACCTCCTATATTACCATCTCCAGCTGCAAATGAATTTTTACTTGATCCAGAACCTGATCCACCATCTACTCCTGGTTGAACTGCACCTTTTGTTCTAGCACCACCTGATGCTTGAAAACATGTTCCTGCTCCAACAATTGAAGAGGCACTACCAGATTGTGCTGTACAATTTGGTCCATAAGGTGGGCCAACGTTACCAGCTCCACCACCTCCAACTGTTATTGTATAAGTTCCTGTTCTAACATTTAATGCATCTCCTCTAAGTGGACTAGGTCCATATCCTGATGCACGATAACCTCCAGCGCCAGCTCCTCCTACTCTGTGTCTACAAGAACCACCGCCTCCAGCTACCACTAAATAATCTATTGGCACTGTTCCAAAAATCCAATCGCCTTTTTTTACTTGTTCATAAACTGTGTTCATATCCCAAACACCTGAAGCTCTATCTATTTCTTTTACGATAACTATTCCTGAACCACCTGCTCCACCTGAAGTCCCTACTTGGCCACCACCTCCGCCACCACCGCCAGTGTTAGTTGTACCTGCTGTTCCATTGCTACCTGGGCCTCTTCCACCAGCGCCACCACCACCAGTTCCTCCTGCTCTTGGTCCATTATCTGGAGGAGTTCCGGGGCCATCACCACCGCCTCCGCCACCACCATAAACTCCAGAGTTTGGTATTCCTGGAAAATCTGGACTGAAATCTGTTCCTGCTCCACCTATTGTGTTTGATGATGCTGCACTAGATCCACCACCACCTGATCCTAAATAATTTGGTCCTGCTATTGGAGTTTGCGCTGCTCCTGGAAATCCCTCTACAGGATCAAATCCACCAGCATTTCCTGTTCCTGCATCTTGAGACACTGCAATTCTTCTTCCACCACCTGATCCTCCAGGTTGTCCTGCTCCATCACCAGGCGCTGAAAATTCTGGATTGGTACCATCTCCTCCACCTCCACCACCACCTGTGGATGTGTAGGTTGTACATCCAACAACTAAACTTGAATTTCCACCTTTTCTACCAGTTCTTGCACTTGGAGTTCCTGCTGCACCACCAGCTCCGATGGTAACTGCTCCTAAAGCTGAACCTCCAGAAACAGTAATAGAGTTAATTCTTCTTGTTCCACCAGCTCCACCACCACCACCGCCATCGTCTCCGCCACCACCACCTCCAGCAACTATAATTGTATCTATTAATCTTGTTCCTGGTTGTGTTGTAACTGCACTTGGTGTGCTTGATGTTTTGGTTGTAACAGTATTTTTTCCGAAAGAAGTTTGAATAGTTGGTCCAATTATTCCGCCATTTCCAGCCATAATCTAAACCTCCTATGCGTCGTCTATCACTTCATATGATACGAATAATGTTAAGTCAGAAGCAACACTTGCTCCGCCTTCTAATTTATCACCTTCTTCTAAATAGATAGGTGTATCTAATAAAACTAAAACTGCATCAGCTGGAACTGAAACAGTGCTAGCTATTTTAAAAGTTGCTCCAGAAACAGATGATCCTGTTGCTGCTGAAGTTCTTGTTGCCTTATCAACTTGAACTGTTACATCCGCTGCATTTGTTCCATCAATATTTGCAACTGAAATTCTATTTATTTTTACTAATTTATTTGATGCTACGTCTATTAATTCTGTGTTAAGAGTTGTACTCAATTCAAAACCTTGAGATTCTCCTATAATGGATGATACTGATACTATATTTGGTGCTGCCATAATTTACTCCTTTTATCCGAAAACGATCGCCATTGCAATAGCTTTTCCTGTTGTTGCAAGACCAACGCCATTGGCCTGTACCTCGCCAGTCCCTTTTGGTATTAAATTTATGCTTATATTTGTATCACCACCAGTAGCTGAAATTGAGGGATTATTACCCGTTGCAGCGTTAGTGATGTCAAATTGGTTTACAGCTGATGCTGTTGTTTGAAAGATAATTTGTTCGTTTCCGTTCTCATCATTAATTCCATGTGCATCATCAAAAGCTATATTAAAATCGTTTGTATCTAAATCGCCACCTAATTGTGGTGATGTATCAGATACAATTGATGCTAGTCCTAAAGATATGTCAA